ATGTTTTCCAGAAAAAGAAAAGGCTCTCCGCTGGCAGCAATAGTCAGCTACACCCTCCCCAAGTTACATACGGGAAAGACCTGGTATGTAGATTTCACCTGCTATGATCCGGCAGAACAAAAGATGAAACGGAAGAAATACATGCTCGACAGAATCACCAAAGTGACAGAGCGACGAAAAATGGCTGCTGAAATCATCACTAACACAACTCTGCGTCTGCGCTCCGGATGGAACCCATGGGCTGAACTGTCAAACTCCAGACAGTATACTAAAATCAGCGAGATTATTAAACTATACGACAAGTATTTGTCAAAGCTGCATGCAGCCGGAAGTATTAAAGACAGCACATTCACCGACTACAACAAAAGATTAAACGTGCTACGGAATTATATGGAGAACCACTCCCTACCCATTATGTACGTCTACCAATTCAATCTGTCTTATATCAGCGACTTTTTGGATCACATGCTTCTTGACCGCGATGCCAGTGCACGTACCCGAAACAATTATAAGATATGGCTGTCATCATTCTGCTCCTGGTTGGTTGAAAAACAATATATGGAAAGTAATCCCTGTGAACGTATCAAAACACTCAAAGAAGAAGATAAAAGACGAACCGCCATATCAGCGGAACACCTGCAACGTATCAACAAATATCTATCCAAGAACAATCCTTATTTTCTTTTGGCATGCAGAATGGAGTATTACACCTTTATCCGGCCCGGAGAATTAATTAATATACGACTACGGGATATCAACCTAAAGGACCAAAAGATATTGGTTGCATCGAATATCTCCAAAAACAGGCGTGACGGAATGGTCGGTCTCAATGATGAAATCGTCAAACAAATGTTAGAGCTTGACATATTCAGTCATGATAGCAATGATTATCTCTTCAGTACCGGATTCAAACCAGGAAAGAAAAAAATCACGACCCGCATACTCCGGAATGGCTTCTACAAAATGCGCTCCGCCCTCAAGCTCCCGAAAACATACATGTTCTACAGTCTGAAAGACTCCGGTATTCGTGATCTGGCTAACGCCGCCGGCATAGTAGTCGCCCGTGATCAGGCACGACATGCCGACATATCAACCACTAACAAGTATTTGCAGGGAAGCTCGTTAACCGTACATGAAGAAACCAAGCATTTTGAAGGAAACTTATAAAAAGAAGGTTAATACATAGTAAAATTACTATGTATTATTTGCACATAATAAATTTACTATGTATCTTTACAATGTCAATAAAACAAGAACCATGAATGAAAAAGAAGAAATTTCAGCCTTACTCCATCGTTTAACACAGTTAAAAATGGAGTTGAAGATGACAGAGTTCACGTTTAAGAACAACAAAAAGTTAACAGAACAACAAGTAAATTCCATTCTAGATGAAAAATTAAGAATAGAAAAATTCATCCGGATTCTGGAAAACAGATTGAAAGAGTTAGAAAATTAATTGTTAAACCAGTCCCCTTAAACAAGGGGACACAACCCTATATAATATGTCAGACATCAAAAAAGAATTGAAGGAACTGGAAGAGATCATGCATTCAACAGATGAAGACAGAGAACAAAAATTCGAAAAAAAGTTTCTCTACATCCGAGAACATTACACCAGCGAAGAAGATAATGAGGCTATTTATAACTTTACCCTAAACGGATACAAACAAATCAATAATGAACTGGAAAACATGACTCGCTATTTGGAACTCCAGAATCAGATCAAAAGCGTAAAGGAAATAATACCTGTCTCATATATCGCCCGGAACTATTTCGGGAAAAGTGCCGCTTGGTTACAACAACGTCTTTACGGTTATAAAGTAAGAGGTAAGGTATATACCCTTAACGAAAAGGATATCAAAACCTTAAACCTCGCGCTACAGGATATTAGCAAAAAGATTGGTTCACTCACCATCGCACTGTGATGGTCTGTTTTATTGACACGATCCCCGTAGTTGAACCGCTACGGGGATTTTCTATTCTAGTCAATTCTATAAAATATACCTTTCATCACCTTGTTTATCCCGTTCACATCTATCTCCGCCTCTATTTTCTCACACAAATATTGCTTGTTACCAATTAAGAACACTTTATTCACATCCGGCAGTTTATCCGTAATGAACTGAATAGTATAAGGAATATCGGAATGAAACAGGTTAAGTGATGACAATTTGTTGCCGATACTATCCGGACATACATCATTCAAGCTCAACGAATAAGGCATAAGTGTTGATACCAGCCCTTCAGGTCTTTGTTGGTAATCGGTAAACGGATAAGCATAATCAAATGATTGCCCGTTAACGGTATGGCGGTTGAATATACCGGTATTGATCGCAACCTCCATAATATCACTCTTTTTTTGCTTCTCCTGCAATTCCACATTACCTTCAATAGCCTCCTGGATATTGAAGGCACTCTGCTCGTAACCCACTTTATGAAAGCTCACGACCGGGATATTAAAAAACAAGGGAGTGTCTGTGCGCACATAATCAAAATTATGTGAAAGAAAAGTGTAAGTACCTATATTGTATTGTACTATTTTGGCCGGAACGATCCGCAAAGAGGCGCTCGTTTCTGATTCCGGATTCCGAATCAAGTCAGCATATAAGTTGACTTCACGAAGACTGTTTTTATCACCCTCATTATAATTAATGTAATACCGCCTGCCAACCACAAAGAGCGTCTTTTTTCTGTTCTCATCAGACATGGCGTTATAAGCTTGCACCAGTTCGTCGTAAGTATTGTATTCAGTCTTTTGAGCCGCCTCTATCAATTCCCTATCCAACCGTAAGAAGCCATCATCAGTCACAGACGACAAATCATAACTGACATTGCCGGAACTGATATCTTTATCGTCTTTTTTATCTTCAATCTCCACAGAATACTCATGAAGTACAGCGTCTTCATTAATCACCTCTTTATCAGAAAAAGAAAAATAGTCATTTAATTTGGCGAAACGAACCACTTTTGTATGTTCATCCACAATAGTAATCACACCCAAAAACTTCTCCAATTCATCAAAGAATTCTGAAACCGTCCAATGTGGGAGCGCACTGGATATTCCTAATGACGCCACCGCACTACAGACATACACATTACGCAAAAAATTATTATCGAAAAAAGAGGTATCAAACGTGTAACCAAAATGCTCCACTATTTTTGTAATCACAGTCATTAAATAAGGCTGAATACATGTACGCAAGAACTCCGGACAAGGAAGAAATCGGTTAGAGCCATCTTCGTATTGAGCATTATTATTCAAATTCTCCGGATTCACATCCTGATAGAAAACAGGAAGCCAGACAGATTCAACCTGATCAACCGATCCATAATAATCAACCATTTCAGAAGCCGGCAAAAATCCTCCAATGGGACGACCTACAACCGGTGTCCAATCACTACCTAAATCCAACTCATCCACATAGATATCATCATTGGTCAGCAAATTAAACTCCGCATTTCCGGACACCAGCTGCACTTTAACCCGTGTTTCTTCTACAGACATCAATACGGCACTGCCGGATAACAAACATCTGGCATCAACCATAAGGACGGCCGTCAAGATGGTTTTCTTCTTGGTCACATCGAGCCGGTTAATATGACCAAAAATCGCGTAATTGGCCGACATTGGAAGTTCTATATCCAATGAATAGTTGGAACTGCGTGTAAAATACGGATTCTCAGAAGCCAACGTAAAATAAAAATCTTCTGACAATACAGCCAGTTGCCCGTTTATATATAATTCCGTCATAACCTGTTGCGTGATTTATTGTTATTTAAACGATTGTATTCTTTTTGCGCCTGATTAATGCCACGTTTGCCTGTGACATACGTTTCAGCCACTAACGGTTCTTGAAGACGAGACTGGACTTTTTTCATTGTCTCGGTACATTCAACTACCAGCCGATGCAGTTCCAAATCCACCCTGCTTCCACCTTCGGATACTGGCACCACAGCAGACGGAGCAACCACTGCCGACACATCGCTAGCAGTCAGGCTGCCCACTGTATTGGTACGCTGTGCATGATCAATTAAATTAAGTACGGGACGAATAGCCGGATTCGCCACCGCAAAACGGTTGGCAACAAATTCATTGGAATGTACAATACCCTGAGGGCGATCCCATTCACCGGGGCCTGTGAAGCCTCCGGTATAGAAATTACCAATCATACCCTTAACAGCTGCAAATGCAACTTTGATGGCCGCAATCTGGGCAGCTGCTTTCGCTATACCAATGAAAGACAAAGGAGCAGTAGCCGCTGCATTTTTGGCTGTGATTTCAACAGCTGTGATTTCAAGGACCTTCTCCAAGGCATCAACCGCCATCAGCAGAGTCTCACGGAGAAAACTCTTCATTGTCAGTTCTCCATTAGCAATCATTTCACCTAAGGTCTGCCCATAATCCTCAGCTATCCCCTTAGCCATATCCGTATATTTTTGGGCCAAGGCCCTTTCTTTATCCTGAGCCTCTTTTCTTTTTTGGTATTCCCGTTCATCCTCCTTCAACCTGTTAGCGTTAATTTGCTTTTGGAAGTCTGCTTTTTGTTGTTCTGTTAATTGATAATTGGCCAGCATATCGCTATAATAACCGTATTCCAAATCAGACAAAAGCCGAAGATAATCTTCTTCAGATGTCAGGTTTTGATAATGATAACGGGCAGCCGATTCAATATCTAACTGATATCGCTTTTCTCTAGCTGTCAAAGCACGTTGCTGTGCCTCTTTATACTCTTTATCATCTTCTTGCCTGCAACGCTCTTTGAATTTAATTTGTGCATCTAAAATCTTTTGATTGATTTTTTCAATCTCATCCGGCTCCATACTGGCAACCTCTAGCTGTCTGTTCAAATGCCGCATTTCCAAATCTTCAACCAACCGGGCATACTCTTCTTGTGTCATCAAGTCACTGTCAATATACAATTGCTTGAGATGTGCCAATTCAGACAAATATTCTTTTTCCTCCTTGGCCAACGCATCTTTTTTCGCTTTCTCTTTATCCACGACTGTTTTAACACAAGTACAAGGTGAATTGCCACAAACCGGACATTTAGAACCACCTGCATTATTTGAAACTTGAATTTGGATTTTCTCTTCCATCATTTTGAGTAATTGAGCACGCTTATTTTCGAGTGCCTTAATATCATTCTGATAGTTTTCTCCTTGATTTTCAACAGCTCCAAATGTGAACATACTGCTTAGATTTCTCGGTAAAGCCTTAATAGCTCCCCAAAATGTTTTTCTCTCATCCAAATACTTTTTTTGTTTCTCTTTTAAAGAGTCAAGTTCTCTGTCAGTATCAACCAATCGACTTTTTGCAGATTCCACTTCCGCCAAAGTAAGCAAACTTTGAATATATTTATCCACCGACATCCGTGCATTATCGGTACTTATTGTTTCAAGATTTAAGTTACCTAAATATTCAGGTGAAATATCATTCAATTTTTTAATAGCCTTCAACCTGTTTTCTTTAGATTGGGACTCATTCCTTGCTATTTTATATAAAGTCTCAATTTGCGCTTTCTCCGCTCCTATGTTTGTCAATGCCTCACTTTGCACCTCATTCAAAAGTTTTTGAGCGCGGGTTGCTTCTGAAGTCCTGCGTGTGAACAGATATAAAGCTCCCACTACTGCTATAACCGTAGTCGCCACTGTTGCCAGTGGGTTTAACTTTAAAATCATAAAAAATGCCTGCATAGCCAATTTGGCCTGATTAGTTTTTCCGGTCAGTGCGGAAGTAGCTGCAATATACAACCAAGTAGAAGCTGCCACCGCCTTATCCCAAAACTGTTTCACCTTCAGCACAAGCACATATTGACCGGTTTCAGTCTTCACCTTGTTAGTCCAAAACCATTGCAGTTTCACCGCAACAATGTATGAAGCAAGCACACTGCCTGCATAAATCAAAAGCCGACCGTATTCCTTAATAAAGTCAATCACCGAAGGTGCCACCTTAATAAGCTTTGTAGTCCACCCGGTCAGCATATTCAAAGACGGATTTAATCTCTCCATCAGTTCAATACCCGTCTCTCTCAGCTGATTCTTCAGCTGGGCCATTCTAGCTTCATTCGTCTCAGAATTGATCGCAGCCTGCTCCATAGCCACATTAGTCCCTGTCACTGCCCTGGTATAATAATCCACCTTGTCCGCACCCTCTATCAATGTCTGCGCCACAGTATAGGTTTCTGCCCCGAATCGTTTAACCACTTCGTCAACCGACAACTTTTGCAGGTTCTGCAGGGCGGTCTGAAGCCCTACTATTTTCGGATTCGTTTCATCTGCACCAGTTTGCAAACGCAAAAAGAACATCTTCAGTCCGGTACCCGCCACTTCATCTTTGATACCTTTTTCTGCGAGCGTCTCGATGCTACCGACCAATTGCTCAATAGGCACACCTGCTGCGGATGCGGACACACCTGCCTTGACAACAGCAGACGTAATACTCTGCACGGCCGCGGAACCGTATTTGGAACCTGCCGCCATCACATTGGTATAAACAGCCGCCCGGTCTGCGGATTCTCCATACTGGTTCATTGACAGCGTAACCGCATCAACCGCTTCTTTTAAATCCATCTTGGCAGCCTTGGACAAACGCATCGCCTCAATGGTCACGGCATTCAACGCCTCTTTATTACCCAACAAATCCGGTTTGGCAGACCCTACCAACATATATGCCTCAAGAATCTCTTTACTGGACTGGGTAACCCGAAGTCCGGACTTGTGCATCGAGGTAGACAATATCTCAGCCTGTCGGGCAAGCCACTGAATGGATGCGTCATCCAACCCGGTAAGAGCCTTCAGATTGGCAGCCGACGCTTCTTTATCATCACGGTCTTTGCGCATCTTGTTCAACGTCATGGAAATGCCGGTAATGGCAGCTATACCGGATGCCGCCAACGCTCCCCATTTGGCCAAGCCATTATTAAACCGGGTCAACCACCCCTCAGATTCTTTCATCTCATCATTTACTTTACGAATCTCCGCATTGACCAACTTGAGTTGTGCCTGGTACTTCTTCCATTCTTCAGAACCTCGGGCTATGTGACCGGAGTTCAATTTGGCATTGATATCTTTCAACAGCCGTCGAAGTTCTTTCGGAGTGGCCAAACCAATATTGTTCATAGCCGCATCGATATTCCGGGCATTATCCTTCATAGCGCGCAATGTTGTATTGGTCTCTTTCAGTTCTTTTTGTAACTGCTTGACCTTTTTGGTATCACCCGCATTTTGGGCTTCGACAATCCTGGCTTTTAAAGAGAGCGCATGTTGTTCCATCAACTGCATCTCCTTTCTAGCCTGCTCCCCATTCACCTGGAGTTCAACGGTCGCTTTTTCATGTATAGCCATCTTTTTTTAACTCAAAAATAAGGTTATAAAAACAGTCGGTAAAAGACAAAAAAGCCCCGACTTATCACAAGCCGGAGCAATCATAAAACAAGGTTATTCATTATGAGGAATCGTTATTGTGCCGTCGTTGGAACACTATTTGCATAACGATAATCAGTATAGTTGCACAAACACAAGCAAAGCCGATTTGTTCAGGCAATGTTGGCTCTTTTTTATCCTGTATGATTGATGATTGCTTTTTCTCATGGATATCAGAAGTAGTTCTCTTATCAGCCTTGACATTCGTAGTATCGGCCACCACCGACTGTCTATTTGTTTTTTGATTGAAATTTCCCTCTACCTGTCCATCTGCCAATAATGGAGACTGACCAGTCAGGCTGTCGGGCGGTTTTCTTGTATCATAAATACGGAAATCAATCACATAATTTCCTTCAGTGGCTATCAACTCCCTTAAAGAAGTAATAGAACTATGTATGACGTTAACAGATTCGCCGGCACTGTCTTTTCTAATTACTTCTATATCGGACTTGACGGCCTTATGCGAACTACCACAAGCAAACAGCAGGAACAGGCACATAAAGGGAGCCAGTAATATATGCCGGCTTATCCAGTTCATAATTCTAACCAACATAAGCGATATCATTGATACGGTTCATCCATCCTCTCTTAAATTTATTATTAGTCGGACGCTGACGACAAATATCCTCGATGAAATCAAACCGTGCAATTTTGATACGATCGAACAATTCACGAGGATTTTGCCTGTTTATCGCTTCAAGTGTCTTGGGACCTACAATGCCATCCACCGTAACACCAAGCAAACATTGGGGGATCTTGATACCATGAGTACCGGAAGCCCATACCCAATCAACAAGAATATTAGCAACTGACTGGGATCCGATCTTATCACCCTGCCATCTGTCCCAATACATAGACTTCAGAATTTCCGCCCACTCCTCTTTCGTGAGATTTTTCAGACACTCTACAGTCGGCTCCGGATAACCTTTTTTCCGACAATACATTTCGTAAGTTACAATGGTCACACCCATATTGGTAGCCCCACCCAAATCATCAGGGTCATTCACAAAACCTCCCTCCCATTTTAGGATGAACGGTACAAGCTTTTTCACATCAGCCATTTTTATTTTCCTCCTTATCTTTTAATTTATCCACCAGATGGTTAAACTTGGTTGTTACATAAACTCCGATACCAAATATGCCTCCGGCATACATCAGGCATTGAGCAAAAAACCATAATACAGAGTCATGTATCTGCCCTGTAGGCGGTACAATAAAACCAGCGACAGACAATCCAACACCTGCCATCAACATACCTATTGCTGTACAAATCTGAACATCCTCTTTGGTATCCTTTTTCATATTTTACTAATTTTGATTCAAAGGAAAGACAGAAAATGAGCTTGTAAAAAGACAATAAAGAAATCAATATAAAAGAAGTTTTAGCGACAATAGATTATCGTAACGAACAGCAATGATGTAAACATTGTTATCCGTCTGATTGATTTCATATCTCATCTTGACAAAATTTCAGTCTATAAAGATTAAGAAGTAGCTTGTCGAACAAACATAATACCTAATCAAGCAGGTAAAGCCAAGAGGATATATCTAAAAATATAAAACAGATAGGACTTATAGAGTTCTATCCGATTCTATATTTTTTTATCCATAGAACTGGAATCTTCATGATTTTGTTTTACAATTTCAAGTTGTCCACGATTATATTTCTTATTGGCTCTCATCAAATCCTTAATCATTGTTTCATCCATCACTTCGGAATAAATCTGTGTTGTTTTAACAGAAGTATGCCCCAACAAACGCTGAACAGTGGTAATCGGAACGCCTTGATGAACCAGCAGGGTGGCACAAGTATGCCGGGAGCAATGGAAAGCGATAGGCTACGCAAGGAAAAGCAAACAGAAGAAGATTAAACGTAAACCGTTTGAAATGAGCATGGTTTCAGTATTTTGCCAAATTGAGAAAATGCAAATGACAACGTAATATTGAGGTTGTTCAGTTACCAGACCGTTAGCCGGGCAGTTACCGGAACGAGAACAGGTAACGGAAAACAATGAAAAGAAATCCTCACCGTTTTCTTTGCACTCGTACTCAGCATTTTGCTTATTAAGGAACGCTTATATGGCAAGTAACTTTGCACCTAAAAATATAAGCGTATGAAAGTAGAAAAATTCAAGGTGCTGCTCTACCTCAAAAAGAGCGGACTGGGCAAGTCGGGCAAAGCCCCGATAATGGGAAGAATTACAGTGAACCGCACGATGGCGCAGTTCGGATGCAAGTTGTCCTGCACTCCCGAATTGTGGAATCCCCGTGAAAGCCGTCTGAACGGAAAAAGCCGCGAGGCGGTGGAGACTAATGCCAAGATTGACAAGTTGCTACTGGCGGTAAACATGGCATTCGACAATCTTGTGGAACGCAAAATTGATTTCGATGCCACCGATGTGAAAGACCTTTTTCAAGGCAGCATGGAAACGCAGATGACCCTTATGAAAATGACCGATGTTGTCTGTGATGACATCAAGGCACGTATCGGTATTGATCGTGCCAAAAGTACTTATCCCGGCTATCACTATATGCGGCTGGCACTCGGAGAGTTCATCAAGCATCAGTACAAGGTCAAGGATTTGGCTTTCGGGCAACTGACGGAACAGTTCATCCACGACTATCAGACATTTGTCACGGAAGATAAAGGACAGGCAATCGATACTGCCAGACATTATCTTGCCATACTTAAGAAGATTTGCCGTCTAGCTTATAAAGAGGGATATGCTGATAAAATCCACTTCCAACATTTCACCCTGCCGAAGAAAACGGAAACGACTCCACGGGCATTGAGCCGTGAATCGTTCGAGAAAATCCGTGACGTGGAAATACCTGCATACCGCAAATCCCATATGCTGGCAAGGGATATGTTTCTCTTCGGATGTTACACAGGTGTATCTTATGCGGATGTCGTTTCGATTACCCATGCTAATTTGCAGACAGACGGGGACGGGGCATTATGGTTGAAATACCGCAGAAAGAAAAACGAACTCCGTGCCAGTGTAAAACTATTGCCCGAAGCAATTGCGCTTATCAATAAGTATAGCAGTGAGGACAGAGAAACCTTGTTTCCTTTACTTCGCTGGCCCAATCTTAGAAGGCACATGAAAGCGTTGGCGGCACTGGCAGGCATCAAGGATGACCTGTGCTACCATCAGGCGCGCCATAGTTTCGCCTCGCTGATTACGCTTGAAGCTGGTGTGCCGATTGAGACCATCAGTAGGATGTTGGGGCATTCCGATATTTCCACCACTCAGGTGTACGCCCGTGTCAGTCCGAAAAAACTCTTTGAGGACATGGACAGGTTCATCAAAGCTACCGAGGATTTCAAACTTACCCTTTAATACAGCAAACGATATGCGAAGTACATTTTCACTGTTACCCTATATCAACCGCAGCAAGGTAAAGGCTGACGGTACGACCGCCGTTCTCTGCCGCATAACCATTGACGGGAAACAGACGGTCATAAGCACAAGTATCTATTGCCGTCCCGAAGATTGGAATGGCAAGAAGAACGAGATAAAGTCCACAAGGGAAAACAACCGCTTGCAGGAATATCTCCGGATCATTTCAGAAGCATACGAGGAAATACTGAAATCGCAAGGTGTAGTCAGTGCAGAGATGTTGAAGAGCCACATCACCCAAAACAACATTCATCCGACTACCCTCCTGCAAATGGGAGAATGGGAACGGGAGCGGTTAAAGAAACACTCCGAGAAAATAGATTCAACCTCCTCCTATCGAAGTTCAATGTATTACCAGAAGTACCTGACAGACTATATTGTGTCATCGGGTAAAAAGGACATCTATTTTGAAGAAGTTACAGAGGACTTCGGCAAATCTTATAAGGCATATCTGAAAAGATGCAAGAACTTCGGGGCATCTCAGACCAACCATTGTCTGCGATGGTTGAACCGCCTGTTGTATCTGGCAGTCGATAAGGAGATAATCCGAGTGAATCCCTGTGAGGAGTTGGAATATGAAACCAAACCGGAGGCAAAGCACAGATACATCAGCCGCGATGAGTTCAAGAAGATACTTTCCACCCCGATGTATGACAACAGGCTGGAGTTGGCGAGACGGGCTTTCATATTCTCCTGTCTGACGGGATTGGCGTATGTGGATATGCAGTTGTTGCATCCCCACCACATCGGGATGAATGCGGAGGGCAGACGGTATATCCGTATCAACCGCAAGAAGACAAAGGTGGAAGCGTTCATACCCCTGCATCCCATAGCGGAACAGATATTGTCGCTGTACAACACGGCCGATGACGAACAGCCCGTATTTCCGCTTCCTAACCGTGACGCCTTGTGGTTTGAAATTCATGAGTTAGGTGTAATCATAGGCAAAGAGGATAACTTGTCCTACCACCAAAGCCGACATAGTTTCGGAACTTTCCTTATTTCAGCGGATATACCGATAGAGAGTATCTCCAAGATGATGGGGCACTCCAATATTCGGACGACACAGGGATATGCACGTATAACCGATGACAAAATCTCAAAGGATATGGACAAACTGATAGAACGCCGGAAGAAACAATCTACCGGCGAAAAGACAAACAAAAGTAACTAAACAATGTCAATACAATATATTATGGATAGAGGTATAATCAAAATCAGTGAAGTGGGTATGGTCACTATTCCGACCGCACCCGTATGGACGACACAATTCGAAATCGCCGACTTGTTTGGAGTATTCTCTTGTGACATCCGTAAAGCGATTCATGCTATATATAGGAATAAGGAGTTAAACGAATGTGATACGATGAAATATATCAAGCAACCGGATGACATCAGTTATGACGTTTATAACCTTGAAATGGTTATAGCCATTGCATTCAGGATATGCAGTAAAGAAAGTATCTTGTTCAGACGGTTTGTGATAAATGAAATCTACGCCACCAAGAAAGAGACCTCAATAACATTGTTTGTATCCTGTGACAGAGGAAGCAACCTATGGTATAGTTGAGGTTCATCCTCATCAGTCACTTGTTCCCGATGCTCGGATGCAAAGGTAGCACATGGCTCTGATGGCAGAGGCAAGGTTTTCGGGCAGAATCTTCCTCCTGCGGAGCGTATTCAGCCCGAAAACCTTGCCTCTGCCGGCCATACGCTCGAAAGGCATCCGGCAACGGAAACAAGCGACTGACGGGAAATCAGAAGATATAAATGAACGGCTAACAGACGAAGCGGAATTTTGATGCTTCATCCGTAAGCCGTTCATTTTTCTTCTTTTAGCCACAAGTCCATTACTGCCGCAAATTATAGGGCAGACGGCAAACTGCGCTCCTTCAAGAAAATCAGATCGCCTTCTGTCGGTAGGCGGAGCGGTAGCCGTCAGTTAGCATCTTCTCTATGTCGGATTCACGATAGAGGATTTTGCCACCTAATTGGATATAGGCTATCCGTCCTTCGTTGCGGTAGTCTTGAAGTGTTCTTCGGCTTACCTTCAGTCGTGCTGAAACCTCCTTGTCGGTAAAGAAACGTTCTCCGCCCAATGTCGGGCGGTAGTTGGCGGTCAGGCGCTCGTAGTTGTCCAGCAGACGGTCAAGGCTGCCCATGAAGTGGATTATCCACTCGTTGTCTTTGTTAATCAATTCGTTCATGTTACTTTGGATTTAGTGGGTATTGTCATTATACTTTATTTATTGCACTGAGATTATATCGTCCGTCCTTTGAATCTCGCTTCTTTTCGTCTATCCTCCACAACGGAAACGATACGCTGCACATCTTCGGGACGGTAATACGTCTTATGGTTTATTTGTGAGTAGGCAAGCGTACCGTTGTCCCGCAGAGTCTGCAACTTGCGGGGACTGATGTTCAGCATCCGGCACACGTCCTGATTGTCCATCCACTCACTTATTCTTCTATGGAACACATGCATTGCCAATTTCTATATGTGTCCCTGTAATTCGTTCTAATTCACGTTTGTATCTTGTAATCCGTTTTTCGAGTAATACTTTCTCGTCTATACCTACTCTTTCCGGATTATAAGTTGTTTGGTTTGCAACCATGGCAAAGAATATCTCGGCTACCTTGTGGGCAGTGGCAATGACTGCGGCTTTACCTCCGGCCCGTGAACGTATTCTGCGGTAGAAGTTCCCCAATTGGTTCTTCGCATTGGCGAGCGAAGAAGCGATACTTCTAAAAATCAACCCGACATTGTTCCGACGGTGTGGCACGTGGCTTGATATTCTTTTTCCTCCTGATATCTTGGTGTTCGGTGAGATGTTGCACCAACAGCAGAACTGTTTGGAAGACGGGAACTTCCGGGTAAAGTCGTGCCCCAGTTCACTCATCAGTTCAAGTGCGGTCAGGTGGCTTATGCCCGGTATCTCAAAAACGTTCACTCCCCACATTTCGTATGCTTTCCTTTCCACGTCGAAGCCCACGGTATGCCTGGTCTTTTTATAATCGCGGCGTTTTTTTGCCGGGCTATATGAAGTATCTTCCACTTTGGCAACCTCCGCACGGTAGTTTTCCATGAGTTTCTCCAGTTCTGCATCGCACTCGCCAAGTTGGGTACAATAATGTTTGAAAGTATCATAGTTTTGCCTGAGGACAAACATGAGGTCTTCTTCCCAGTTGCCCTCAAGTGCCTTGGCTATTTCCTCTTTCGGAGTCTTGCACTGGATGTCAGCCAGGTCCGCAAGTCTCTTGGGGTCACGTTCACCTGCAAGAATGGCCTCGATGATACGTATGCCGGATTTTCCCGTAATGTCAGACAGGACAAGCGTAAGTTTTATGTTCATCTGCTGCATGGCTTTCTGCATACGCAGGACTATGCTTGAGGCCTCACGCGAGAGGGTGTCACGGTGACGGGTGAGTGTCCTCATCCGTTTGGCGTCGTTGTGCGGTTGGAAACTTGCCTTGAGCAACCCGTACTGGTGCAGCAACATCAGCCATTCGGCATCCGACTCGTCGGTTTTCCTCTCCGTTATGTTCTTCACGTCCCTTGCGTTGGTCAATACGACATCCAGTCCGTCTTCCTGAAGGCGGCAGAACAGCGGTATCCAGTAAACCCCGGTGGATTCCATTGCGACTGTCTTTATGCCGCACTCCCTGAGCCATGCCGAGATGGCATGCAGGTCGGATGTATATGCTCCGAACGCGCGGTTGTTGTCCTTGGATCGGTCGGCAGGGACGCAAACTTGCATGATACCGTCCGCGATGTCTATCCCCGCCGCATCGGGATTAACTATCCGAAGTTCCGCACCTTTGGCGGTCTTGACTTTTTTTGCTTTCTTTGCCATGGTAATATCGTTACTCTTGTTGATGGATAAATGGCATAAGCCATGTCCTGTCGATGAGCATTCTTCTATACGGCCTCTGACGACCAATCTTCGATTCGCAGGACAAGGAGCCATACTCTTTTGTGGGATTGAAAACCCAAGAAAAAAACGGCTTGCTTCTTATGCCTACAGCAAAGGTAACTAAAAACGTTTCTGCCGCCACAGGCGGCGGAAACGTTCTGTGTTCCACTCTGATTTCAATCAAGACAAAGGCTTGGCTTTACTCTTTTCGCCAGCAATATTATTTATCTTGATGCCTTTCTTTATTTTTAATGCGTGAAATTTTCACGTGAAATTTTCACATTTCTGGTTGTTTTAATTATCTTTGCATTGAGATAGGTTAATGTCTCATTGATATTACTGTTTGATTATTTTATTAAATACTATTTTATGATACTGCGTGTTATATTGAAGAATTTTCTGTCATTCAATGATGAGGTTCAGTTTGATATGTTTCCTAATATGAAAAGGACAACCTTGTCTAACCATATTACTATGCTTAATGAGAAACTGCCTGTATTGAAAATGGCTGCTATATATGGAGCCAATGGCGCTGGAAAATCCAATTTGTTAAAGGGTATCAATTTCTTGAAAGCAATAGCTTTGAACAAAAGTTTTCTCGACAAGGATACCTTTGGTAAGTACATCTTTGCGTTAAAAGAAAATACAGGAACAGAACCTATGGAACTGACAATAGAGTTTGAGACAAAAACAGGAATTCCATATATATACTCTGTGGAAATTATGAATACTGGGATTGTTTCCGAAATACTACAGATTTCCGGTTTGGGTTCGGAAGAAAACCATAATGTTTTCACTCGCAAAGAGGGCAAAATCGAATATGCAGTTACGCCTTCAGAGGAAGTAGGCAATATGGTTTTGGGATGGATAGAAAAAAATCCATTTTCCAGTCTTTTGACTATAAACAATGATATGCCGGTATTGACGGATGAAAATATTAGTATTGCACAAAAATGGTTTGAGGACGAACTTACAATAATTGGCTTGCATTCTTTCAATCCTGCACTGATTGGAATATTCAAGAGCAACAAAGAAATCAATCAATTTGCTTCGGATATATTTAAGGTACTTGGTCTTGGTATTAACAGAGTTAATGTCGAAACAGAAAATTTTGAAGATTGGATGAGTACCCATGACATCAGTAATCTACCTATGGACAAACTTAAAGAAATGCGTTCCGGAGTGTTGTCGGAGGTCGTTGATTTCAGAAATACAAGATCTATTAGTGTAGAAGATGGAGTGCAGAAGATAAGTCAAATGCTATTCCAGCAATTTGGTAAAAACGGATTTTCAAAGGATATGGATATCCAGGCACAGTCTGACGGTACGGTTAGATTACTGTCGCTTGTTCCGGCATTATATGATGCAATGAAATCCGCCAAGACGGTAATCATAGATGAACTCGATCATAGCATACATTCACATTTGGTCAGGGAACTTGTCCGTTATTTTTCCTCACAGGACACCAATGGACAACTTATTTTTACAACGCATCAGACCTGTTTGCTAAATCAGGATTTTTTGCGCACCGATGAAGCTTGGATGGTTGAAAAGAAGGATGGTGGGAGTCATATGTATTCATTAAACGATTTTAAGATTCACAACACAATTAATATTGAGAACGGATATATGGAGGGGCGTTATGGCGCTATTCCTTTTATTGGTGAATTGAATATGTAA